CTAATCCTAAATCTCAGTCGAGGTGGCTGTTTGTGAGATCCGAAAGGGACGACGACGGGAGTTTCGGATTCTCGGGTCTCGCGATGCGCTATAAGGAAGAAATCTCACGATGACCCCCAGCCTGGCGGCTGGTATATATGGCGCATCGCGAGAATGAGAATGCGCGGGCAAACGACGGGAGTCGGGCGGAGGGGTTCAATCTAGCGTAGTGAGGCTAGGTATTCTACGATGCGGGTCTGTCGAGCTTCCTTATCCCCGGCGCAAAGAGGGTCGGGGTCGTAATGGAGGTTGCTGCAACCGTAACAGAAACAAACCCCACATGGTTCGACGGAGGGGCCACCGACCGCACCGGGAAGCGGAACGACCCGGCGCTTAACAACGGGCTCGGGTGGGGTGTAGTTGTATTTGTGGTTGCAGTAGTCGCACTCGGGATGTGAGCGGTGGCGAAGGACGGCCGGGCGGCTGGGGCGTATCGGGTTGAACGGCAATGGCTCGATGAACGGAAGGCGTCGAGAGACCAACGGACCGCCGCAGCTCAGGCGGGCGCGCATGGTGCGGACCATTGCAAAGTCGGGGAAGCAGGAACGAAAAGACGCGTAAAAATGCCTCCGAAATTGAGCCAGAAAAAGGGGGCTTTGTCACGTCCCGAGCCGCGGGCGCGCTACCCGCCCAAGCCCAGTGTGGAGGATGTACTGGCCACGTCGTGCATGGCACTAGGGTTGATGCCCTTTGAAACCATCAAACTGTCAACGCCCGAGTCGCATCGCGTTTATGAGCTCAATGAGCTGCCCGCCGGCCCGGCTGCAGACGACAGTGCCCTCTCCGGCATCATGCCATGGGAACAAGGAGAAGGGGCCGTCAAGGAGATCCGCGACGCCATGAACGCCACTGGGGCAGCCAATGATGAAGAGGCGCTTGCCACCGCGCTCAAGGGGTTTTCGTCCGAGGATGTTGCGGATGGCGGAGGCGGCGGGGGTGGTGGCAGCTCAAGTAGCTCGGAAGGGAGTAAAGGCCTGGAGCAGCGCGGGCCCGGATGGTATAAGCTCAGGCGCTATAAGCTTTCGGCTAGTCAGGTGGCCAGCGTTGTGCGCAAGAGCCCCTTCACCAGCCGGCGCAAGATGCTGTACGCCAAGGTCTACCCGAAGAGCCATGCCTACACCGGCAACACCTACACAGCGTGGGGCACGCTTCACGAGCCGCATGCCGAGGAGGCCTTTCGCGAAAGCTTCCTGACGCCCAGCACCGGCATGCACACGATTGCCCATTGCGGGTTTGTGTGTGGCAAGAAGCAAATGTGGTTTGGGGGCTTTTCGCCGGATGGGATACTCGAGAGGCGAAACGCGGATCAGCGGACACTCGATGCCATCGCCGCAGAGACCGAACCCGAGGCGGACGACGGACGTAAGGAGCAGGAGCTGCGGCGCCAGGCGTGCTACACCACAGTCCACGAGCTGGTGGAGTATAAATGCTCGGCACACCACCGCGACTCGGACCGCCACCCCTACTGCAAATACTGGAAAAACCTACCGGAGCATTACCTTATCCAGCTTCAGTATTCCATGCATCTTGCGCGACAGCGGTCGGAATATCGCAACATGGAGCGTGCATGGTTCGTGTGCTGGCAGCCGCGGGCCATTCACGTCACGCACGTGCCCTACATGCCGGCTTATGCGGCCTGTCTGGCCGAACAGGCGGAGCGCTTCTACCATAAGAAGTTTGTACCGGCCTGCCTCAGGGCCATGGGCAAGCCAGGACAGCAGGCGGATTTGGGTGATTTAGTGGAAGAGGAGGCGGGCGGGAAGCGGGGGCGAGAATAGGTAAGATAACGCCTTCAAAATAACACAGAAAGAGCGACCAAGTCCCACGTTTGTGCTCAAAATGTCGACGTGGGTTCCGGGCTGTCTCGTGACGTCATCCGATGGCAGCGTGGGTGTCACCCCCTCGGTGGGTGGCGGCAGCGCGCTGAGTTCCGTGTCGGGAAATATTGTTGACCAGGGAACCTATGCCATTACCACGTCAACTGCAATTGCAAATAACGTTTTTACCCAGATTCTTACCCCCCCTGCCGCTGTCACAACGTTTACGCTGAAGAAGGGTGCAACGTATATGCTTTATGCGCCCTACTCAATTCAGTGGGGAGCTATTGTGGTTCCAGCTGGAACAACACCCATTTATGTTCTACAGGCAAACCTCAACATCCCCACCGGCACTGGGGGTGTTACAACGGTTGTCCTCGACCAGTGGACACAGAGTCTTGGCGCCACGGGGTTTCCAATCTCCGGGACTATTTCGAACAGTCTCGTTGCTCCGATCGTATTCCCTTCGAGTACCGGCCCTGCTGTTGGAACGACTGGGTATGATCCGAATTACGTCAAGGGGTGCTACATCACATATGGCCTATGCGTAAGTGGCACCACCAGTGCGCTTGTCAATAACATTGGCGTTGGCAATGCCAATCTTACGGGGAACCTCGATGCGTGTGTACTTGTGCGGGTCTTGTAAACAACGGGGCAGTTTACATCCAGTCGTCGCGGCATGTGTTGCGCTGGCAGCGCCACACGGGTTTTTGGGCACCTCGCGGGTGGCGCGTGGTGGGCAGACCGCAGATCAAGCAGGCGTGGTTTTTCAGGTAGGGTTTCTGGAAGTTGAACACGAAGTAATCGCACGTTGCGCAGTAGCCGCCGCGGTAGTTTAGCATGCACCGCGACCACATCTTGCCGCACGTGTCGTGGTTCAGGCACTTGACAAGCGGGCCACAGGCCTCAATGCCGCCACAGTTGAAGGTATGCTCAACGCCCGCCATGGCGCACCCGGACCTGCGTCAGCTGATGGAGTATCCGCTGTCCGACGACGACCTGCGCGAGTGCCTGCGCAACCCAAACGTGCGGATCCTTACGTACCCGAAGCTCAGCGGCGAGACGCTTGAAACCTTGTTCGGGCCAGGCGGGTATACGGTGCTGCTGTTTCTTACGCGAAGCGCCACGCGGGGCCACTGGCTTTGTGTCCTTCAGCACGAGGAGGGACGGAAAATCGAGGTCTTCGATTCGTTTGGCACGCCGGTGGACGGGGATCGCGCGTGGCTCGATAAGAGTAGACTCACGTCACTCCACGAGACGCTCCCGCTGCTCGGCACGATCCTTTCCACCGCAAAGGAGCGCGGAATTCGTGTTGAACATAACACACACCACCTGCAGGCAGACGAGTCGAACACGTGCGGGCGCCACGTGGCCGCACGGCTCATGCACTGCGCCCAGTCGCTTCCTGACTACATCAGCTACATCAAGTCGCTAGGCGGCACGCCCGACGAGGCCGTGACCAAAATCACCTACGCGGTGATCCACAAGTAACCATGGCGGGCTACGTGCGCAAGGAGGGCGGCATTAACGTAACCACGGGGTTTTCGAACGCCAACGACGGAGGACTCAAGCGCGATCGAAACGGTGCCATGACGGGAAACCTGTATTATAACGCCAACGTGGTTGCAATCGCGCCCTACGGCAGTAACCTGCCCAAATCAAGCTTTCCGGCGGCCTTTAGCGACTCGCGTGCAATTGAGCTGCTCAAGAACGGCGCCCAGAACTATCACGTCTCGCTCATTCGCTGTGCCCTGTCTACGCGCGATCTGCCGGCCTTTGTCCCCAACGTGTGTCCGAACCCAAGTGATGCCAAGGACATCAACTACCTCGATTACCGCGTCGGGGTTCAAATGCGCACCTCGGGGTCAGTCTTTCGGTCCATCCCGGGCACCCAGGCAAACGAGTCGGGCATCACAATGGCCGTGGGGTATCCGACCATTGGTGCCAAGGGGTTTTCGCAGCCTGTCATGACCGTCTATAACTATGTGGCGTCTGCAGCCAACGACACCCCGGCGCCCATTCAGGTCACGTGGAACCTTCTGCAGGATCGGTTCCAGGGCGTTATCAGCCAGACGGGGACGGCTGGGTATATATGGCCCGACCAACTGAACACCGCTGTAACGATCGGGGGCACGCAGTACCTGAGCTTTGGTGCTTATAACACCAACCTGCCGATTGGAGGCACGGGACAGTTTATTGGTGGCTCGGCGTCCTACCTGACCATTGCCAATAACGTGTCCAATACGCGCGTCACGATCGACTTTACGGTGCACGGCTCCTATGACCCGTCGGGGTGGGCGAAGATCTTCGGCATTCCAGTTGGCAGCATCATCCAGCTCAACGGATCAGCTACACCCAATCCGTCGGGAACGTACTGCGCCCCGCTTGGGATTCTGAACGGACCCGGAACATTCGACTTGAGCCTTACCGCTTTTACGAATCTGGCGTGGGTCCCAGAAGACCTTACGGCGGCCATCCCAAACCCGCCGGTGGCAACGGGGCCCCCGCCTACTGCGCCCTATTACTACTGCTACAGCATCTCAAACTTTCTTGCCAATGTGGTTAATCCGGCGATTGATCGTGCTGTCAGGGGCCCGGTCATTAAGGCGTCTGATTTGCGGCTTCAGTCGCTGCAGTACCAAAAGACGGTTTTCCTTAATGCCCTAACCAGCGGACCGGTCGCCTTTGCAGCGACCAACACATATACACCGGGTGCGGTCGTTTTTTACCCAGCCCCGTCTGCTAGCGTAGTGGGCGTGGCATGGGTGGCTCAGGTCAATGTACCGGCCACTGGCGCCAGTCCAGTCTATCCCACGTCTTCCGTCACAGTCTCGCCCACCACCTTCACTGGGTTCAGTGTGTCAAGCACACAGGTCACCTTCAACTTTGCCAGCGCTGCCACTGGCTACCAGGTTGGGTTCCCGGTTACCATCAGCGGGGTCCCAAGCTACCCAGACCCAGTGTCGACTGCTTCGATTATCGCCTTATACTGTACTGGGACGCAGATCGTCTTTACCCTGTCATTGATTAGTGGAATTTATCAAGTGGGTGATACTATTGTTGTTACCGGGATCCCAAATTATTCGGTCACGGAGAATAGCGTAACCACTACCTATGTTGCGAATGGGACCTACACAGTTGCTAGCTTGGGGAGCACATACCCAGGGGAAACACAGCTACTCTGCCAATCCAGCCTTCCAGTCACGTACCCCACGTCCACTGGTTCGGTATCGGATGTCAGAACCCTGAACGGTCAGTATACCGTTGCGGCCGTCAACTTGGCAGGCAACAACATCGTCTGCAACCTGATTCGCTCCACGCCCACGACGTACACTACATCGACGGGGAGTGTTGCTGTGCCCAGCTTTTGGGCCACCGTCGGTTCGGGGACCGCTGCTATCATCCCCGGCAGGCAGAGCACTACAAATTGGTCCAGCACTGCCAGCTATTTCCAGGGCGCCGGAGCCATCTACCAAGGCCAGGTATGGGTGGCGCTCACGGATGTGAGTGGCAACGGCAAAAGCCCCGAGCAAAACCCGTCTTGGGGACTTGCAGGCCAACCGGTTCAAAGCTCGTGGGTCTCAACACAGGCATATAACCCTGCCCAGTACGTTACCTACCAAGGGCTCGAGTATTACAGCACCAGCGTAATCGCGGCAGGCGGCCTCGCACCGCCGCTGAACGGGTTTTGGGTGCCGTCAACGGATTTCGCCGCATACCCGGGCACGCTGCAGCGTAACGAGGCCGATCCGCTCGTGGCTTCAGCGTCGCCGTGGTTTTCGTATAACGCCTCGAACTTGTTTGATCTCCACATGGACACCTACTCGATCAATGGCGCAGAAGACTCTCTGGGTCTTACGGGCGGTGCGCCCGTGCGCAAGGGAAACATGACCCCCTTTTTCGAGAGCATGAATCTCGTTTCGGACGTTGCGTTCGCAAACCTTTTCTCCAGCTTCGTGATGACATTGGGGACGAATACGTATGTGCCCTACATCTGGGGAGGCGTGAGTCAGCCGCTGGAGTCGGCGCTTACTTCGCCCCCCACGCTTGCCGTCCCGCCCTACACGTCCACGGTCACAGCCACGCCGCAGCTCGGCCTGAACTTTCCGCCTTACGCGGACAGGCTCGCGCGTCTGGGCATCACGCTGCCACTGCCGAGCAGCGCAACAGACTTTCCGCAGTTCCCGATCCTGAACCAGTACCCCCTGAGCTTTTACTACACGCTGCACCAGCAGTTCGAGTCGACGTCGACCATCTGGTGCCCGGTGGATGCGATCGTGATCACCTCCGCGGACATCCCGCTAAAGAAGGAGCTTGTCGGAAACGCCACCTACGTGCCGTCCACATCTCCGGCCAGCACGGGGGCGGTCAGCGGAAATCAGACCGCCCAGATCTTGACGGACTTTTCAGTCGCCATGACCAACGCGAACGACTACCGGAGCTTTACGCTCTACATCCCGACGGGGGAGTACAGGCGCATTTCGCTTAAGGAGACGGCGATTTTCCAGACCATCTCCTTCGTGCTGTGGTGGCGGAATCGCCTTACGCAACAGCTCATCCCAGTCACGCTGAGCCCAGGCGGGAGCTGCAACCTAAAGTTTTTGTTTGAGCCCATTGAGTGAACAGAAATACGGCCATTTGCCCCAGCCAGCGCGGAGGAATCGCAGCCTAAAGGTTAGGTGTGTGCACAGCAAGGCTCTGACAAGAATGACGTCGTCCTACATCGAGAAGGTCGGTGTGTGGGACCCGCGCCTGGTCCAGGAGGAGCCGACCTTTCTCGTGCAGAAGGGCGCGCTTTCCAACACGGTGATGCCCTTCCAGGCCATTAGTGCAAACTCGAGTCAGCACACATACCAGCTGCAGGTGCCGAACCTGGGCGTCTTTACGTCGCGCGATATCCGTTGGCGCAGCGGCGTCTACCTCCGTTTCAATGCAAAGTATTCCGGCGTCCCGGACGCTGTCAACGGACAGACCGTGCCGTCCGTTCCCTACCCAGTGTGGCAGAACGGCGTGGCCGGCGCGCCCCCGCTTGCCGGCACCACCACGGGATTCGGCTCCACGGCCTCGCTGAGCTACATTGGCCTCAACACCATGGTGCTGCCGGGCAAGGATATCTGCCTCTCGATGTTTCCGCTCGGCTCGCTGTGCACGAACATGCAGATCTCCGTCAACGATGCCAACGTTACGACCAACGGCGACACGCTCCGCGAGGTGCTGCTGCTCTCCAACGTGCCGAGCGTCCGCAAGGTGCGCACCACGCCCACGCGCTTTGACGTGTATGCCAACTGCCGCGCGGATTCGGGCGACGGCACGGCCGCATACCCGGGCTCCCATAACGGCAACTTCGCCACGTTCCTCGACGCGTCCGAGGCGCAGATCCCCAACGGCGCGTGGCCCGTCGTGTTCTACAACCCGTCCACGAGCCCGACGATCCCGGATGGCGGCGCCGGCAGCGGCGTCACGGTTGCTCTTCAGGGAGGCACGGGCGCATTTCCGGCCGTCCCCGCGGGCGGCGTGCTCGTTGGCAACGGCGTCTACACGGACCCGCTCAACGGCCAGACGGTGCGCTACATGAATGGCATTCCGTGCTGGGGCCTGTATGCAGTTGACCAGAACCCGATTAACACCGCCGCGCCGCTTGCCGGAGTCGGCGTTGCACAGACGATCACCGGCACGTCCGGCTTTGTGGTGCAGATGCAGTACCTTGTCACGGAGCCCATCCCCGTGAGCCCGTTCCTGTGGCGCGAGACGAGCGAGATGTCCAGCGTCGGCCTGTTCGGCTGCACGAACATGCAGTTCACCATGAACCTGCAGAGCCCGTCCACGGCCTCCACCACGGCCCGCCTTGTTGGCGGCGTCCCGACTGCCGCCGCCAGCACCCCGTATTGGTACGACGCCACGGTCGCGTACCCGGGCGGCGCGAATATCATCAAGTGCAGCGGCGTGAATACGGTCATTGATTCGGTGGCCATCACGCCGCCGCAGGGCAGCAGCTCGACCTACAACGGCTTCGTGAACCCGACCATCTTCGCCCAGTTCCTCACGCCGGCGCCCGGCATCAGCGTCCCGCTCATCTCGTCCGTGCCCTACACGGACTTCCCGCGCTATTTCTCAAACATCACGGCGCCGCTCAGCAACGGCGGCACCACGACCTTTTCCAGTCAGACCATCACGCTGTCGAGCTGCCCGGACATTATCCTCGTGTGGGTCAAGCCCAATATCGTCGGCTCCACGCGCAACATCCCCTATGTGCCCATCACGCGCGCGTCCGTCACGTTCGATAACTTTTCAAACCTCTGCTCGAACTTCCAGCAGCAGCACCTCTATGCGTGCACCACGGCGGCCGGCATTGACATGCCGTGGCTGCAGTGGGCCGGCTATGCGGGCGTGTCGACTGAGACCTCGAACGGTGGCTATGGCGCGTCCAGCATGCTGTGCGGCGGCCCGCTGGCGCTGCGCGTCGGCACGGACGTTACGCTGAGCCCCGGCCTTGCGCCGGGCTGCCTCGGTAACTACTCGACGCAGATCACGGTCGATCTGGACAATACGAACGGCTTCTTTAACACGGGTGCCAGCCCGGGCCTCTTCCCGGCGCAGACGTACACCATGACCATCATGCCCGTCTCGTCCGGCATGTTCGAGACCTGCCAGGGCTCCTCCACGATCCGCCGCACGATCCTCAATACGAGCGACGTGATCTCGGTCACGACGGCCAACAGCATCACGACGGCGCACCTCCACCGCCTGGTGGGTGGCTCGCACATGCTTGGCCACTGCGGCACCGCCCTGGGCATTGGCAATTTCCACCACATGGCCAAGCGCTACGGCGCGGGCGGCTCGGGCGGTGGCATGTCAGCCGGCGGCAAGCGCGGCCACGATATGATGATCGAGAGCGGTCTGCGCTAAAGGGTACAGGAGAATAAACTTGGTTCACGCCAGACCACTAGGAAACGCCCCCTTTTCCTCCTCGCGCTTGCGTTTCCGCATTTCCTTGCGCGCCGCCTTCTCGACCAACAGCTTGACCAAAGAAGGCGGGTAGGCGTGGTGCGCGTCCCCCTTTCCAAACCCAATGGCCGCCGCGCCCTCATTCACCTTTTGCGCCGCGCCCACCGCCCCTGCCAGCGGGGCCAGCTGCGGGATCACACCGGCTGCCACATTCAAGGCCTTGGAGGCGCCCGGAAGAATTTTAGAGCGCAGGTCCGACCCCTTGTCCGTAAACTCGTGGGCAACCGCCGGAACGATCTCCTTGCGAAGCTTGCTGTCGGGATTCTCGAACTCGTTTTTGATTGCCGCGCCGGCGCTATTGAAGGCCGCGCTCACGCCGTTCTTGGCTGGGTCGAGCGCGTCCCACCACGCGCCGCCCTTCATTTCCTTATCACCGCCCACCATCCCCGTGCGATCTTCGCTTTCGCGCGCACGCGCCATGGGCGGCATCTGGTAGCCTTCCGCGGTGCGAAACATACGGGACGGCCGCATAAACCGCTCGGCGTATTCAGCGGATGGCGGATTGCTGGGATCGCGCAGGTCGCCAAAGGTCTCGTGTAAATGCCTCACAGCCTCCGACGACTGATCGAGCGGTGTCTGTGCGGCCACCTCAGCGTCGCGGACGCGCGCCATGGTCTCAATGCGCTGCCGCGCCTGGTCGGCCATGAAATCCGCGGGCGCCGCTGACGATCCGCCCTGGTCCGCAGTTGACGACTGGAGCGCGTCCGCGTCCGAAAGCGGTTGCTTAGGAGGCTCGTTCATTTCGCCATACCGCAGATTCGTGTGGCGCTCGCGGTGCGCCTTGACCATTCCCTCGGACTGCGCGGCGTCCTGCGCGCCCTTGCTGCTAGCCACCCGCTCCTCGGCCTCCTGGGCGCTCGGCTCGGCGCCACCAATCACACGAGGAGCGTCGCCAATCAGCTTCTCGCGCTCCTCGGGCTTTCCAAGGCCCACTTGCTTCGCGCCCTCATTCACCTTCTGTGCTGTCTCCGCATATCCCTTGGCCGTGTTGAGCGCGCTCGCGGCGCCGCTAGTGGGCGCCACCACCTGTGCCACCTTGGACGCCACATCCAGCGCCTTGCCCGCGTTCGGCAAGATCTTGCCACGCAGCGTCGAGTCCTTGTTTGTAAACTGCTGTGCCACGCTGGACGCCGCGCGCTTGAGCGTGTCCCGCCAGCCAGACCCAATCTCGTGCGGCATACCCTGGCCCGTATAATTCACAGCGTCCTCGTCACCCGTGCCACCCGTCCCGCCTGACGAGGGCGGCGCCGGAACCACCGGGAGATGCGGCGCGCCCGTGCTGCCCTCTGCGTTTTCATCCAGAGCCGTCATGGACCAGCGTGTGTGATCCCCGACGGGCGCGTGCGGGCGCACGAGCTCGAGGCGGAAGGGAGCCCCGCGCCACGCGAAGACGCGCCCGTGCTGTGCCCGAACGGGGGTGTGGTCCGGCATGTGGACGAACTCGCCAGTTGGGTACATGCGGGAAAGGAGCCCGCCCTTGAGCTTGCCGGCGCCGCTGAGCGGGTTGCGCGGGTCGACGATATTGTCCGGGTTCTGCATCGCCATGACACGGTTCGCATTCACCGCCTGCGGGTGGACATAGCCCGGAACGATCTCGAGCGTGTCGGGGTTGACGCCGCTCTCGGGGCCCGCGTGGAACTCGTGCGTGACGCGGTCGTAGATGCTGCGCGCAGCGGGCAGGGGGCCGTGGCGCAGCCAGCGTGGGCCGCGCCGTCTCCACGTGCGCGTGGTGGGGTCGTAGACGCCGCGCTTTTCCCTGTACTCGGGCTCGCCGCGAAGATTGCCCGACAGCGCCGCAGTGGCTGCCATGGCCGCAGTGCCGGGGGATGTGTGGAGGCCCGGGGTGTATGGCACGCCGCCCACTGTGAGCGTGTTCATGCCGGCCTTGGGCCACGGCACCTCGCGCTGCACGCCAAAGACCGTGGCGCGCACCGACGCGTCCGTCTGCGGCCGATCAAAGCCGGGCGTCGGGTCGCGCGCCTCCCAGGGCGTAACGCGCGCCATGACCTCTGAAGGGCCCTCGGACACCACGGTAGGGTTCGGCATCATGGCCTTGTGCATCATGCGGTCATGCATCATTTGCGGCACGTTATACTGCTCGCCGCGCAGCCCATTGTTCGGGTTATCCACGGTGCGGCTCCACGGCTGCGAGGCCATCATGCGCCCGCCCTCGACCTCGATCGCGTCCGCCGGGCTGACGTGGACCGAGTTGGGCGGGTGCGACTGGGTGCCGCAGATCTGAAAGTAGCCGCGCTGTTCGTTATTGTCCAGAAGGTCGCGCATGTACTTCATGCGCACCTCGTCCTGCGGCGAAAACCAGTGCAGGCCACCGCTCTGGAAATCGGCCGTGATGTTGCGCGCCTTGTCAACGCCAATGCCCGAATGCAGCGCGGTCATCGAGCCGGGCGCGAGCGTGCGGTCAGGGCTCAAGAGCGGCCCGGCGGGGTAAAAGATCTGGCTGTGGAAACTGCCGAGCTGTCCGCCCATGATCATCCGGGAAGACCCCGGCATGGACTCGTTCGCGGCCATTGGGGCGGTAAAAAAGGTTTCAACGTCTACTGCGGCGGCGACACGGGCGACCCCTCTGCCGACGCGAGATCCTTTGCGGTGGCCGCGTGCTGTGCCGCCTGCGCAAGGGCCGCCGTCAGCTGCGATAGAACCGTCGCGACGGACGGCGGCTGACCCGAGGCGATTGCCCTCGCATCGGCCGACGCGTCAGCCCCAAGTGTGGCGACGAGAGTAGACGCAGCGGGAGAGGCAAGCACGCTGGCCATGGACGGGAAGCGTGTGCGCGCAAATCTGTATAGGTCCTTGAGCACGTGGTAGGCCAGCAGCACGCCCACGCCGTACAGCGTGTTCACCGCAGCCGTCTTCGGATCGGACGCGGTCTCGACGCCCGACTGACTGGTTGCATTCTGCTGAAGAGAGGCCAGCAGGCCCATGAGCAGCGCCACCGGAAGCATTGTGGCCGTCGCGTTCATCTTGGACCGCGGCGCGTCTTGGTTCGCGCGAGGGTATGCTGACGCGTCCTTCCACTGACGCACGAGCCCGTTCGTTGCGCGTGGCGGTGCAGCGACAGGGCGCGTCGAAATGAATCGCGGCGCGCTTGAGCGGGCGCTGTGGAATGCGCCGAACATGGAGCCGCGCATCCTTGCGTGGCTCACGGATAACGTACAGCTGAGCGGCCCCGCGACGCTGCGGCTCAACGAGACCATCGTGAACATCGCGAGAATGAACTCGCTCGAGGATCTGCGCGAGCTGGCCGTGGAGGCGGTGATTGCCTACACGCACATGCTCACCCTGCTGCGCCAGACAGCAGACACGGCGGCCACGCTGTCCCGGCGGGTCTTGGCGGCGCCGCTTGATGGCGACCGTGAAGTCCCCGGATGAGCACAAAACAACCTCCCTTTTCCCGTCTTTTTAGCCGCCCGCCTCACCGACTTTGCTTCGTGGCTAGACGTGACCAGACGCGCAAAATGGCCTCTGTGCACCACGCAAAGCAGGACGCGCAGCCCTACATGCCCGGAAAGAAGCCCTTCAAGGTCCAGCCCGTCGCGGTGATGCCGCCGACCCCGCCGCTCCCCGCCGTTGCTGCCCCTGTGTTCGCCACGGGCAAGGAGGAGGTTGAGGAGGAGGAGGAGAAGCCGCACCGCAAGGGCCACACGGCCGATGACAAGCCGAAGCGCAAGATCTGGAGGTCGCACAAGGACTGCGAGCGCTGCAACCACCGCCGCGAGCGCGACCTCGCCGCGTCGGCGGGCAAGAGCAAGTTCGAGCAGCGCGTTGCCGAGGAGGTCAAGGCGCGGATCGCCGAGCTCGCGGGCGGTGGCGGCGGCGGCGGCGACATGGAGGTCGCGCCGGCGGCTCCGCGGTCGCACACGGGCAAGTAGAACAGAAACGAGCGTCCTTGTTTGGTAGTTCATAGTCGCGTTTCTGAAAGTTTGCATCGTGAAGCTGGCGACCCCCGCGCGTCCCGCGCGCCCGCTGTACTCGCCTGAAGACGAGGCGTTGCTCGCAGAGCTCTCTGAAATCATGGACGGGCGCTCGAATGCTGCCGCGTCGGGCGGTGGCGGCGGCCCCACGCGCGCCACGCTCGAGAAGGAGGTGCGCGACGCACAGCGCCTGGCGCGCGAGGCGCAGATGGACGAGCTGCAGCGCCCCGGCGTGGGGAAGGAGCGCGCCGTGCCGGGCATTGAGAGCAGCAAGAAACTGCTTCAGCTCCCCATGTCCGCCGCGCCCGACGCCAAGGCCCCCTTTGTGACCAGCGGCCCGCTCATCCGCGATCTCGGCAAGTCGGCGCTCATGCGCGCGCGCGCCTACCGCGACCTGGACATTAAGGCGCAGTGCAAGTTCTGGCTGGAGGTGCTGCCCGCGGCGCTGACGCCCGTGCTCTTCAAGGAGCTCTTTGCGACCTTCAACAACGACCAGGGCCTGTTCGAGACGCGATTTAGCGTGCGCGACGCCATCACCAACTCTGGCCCGCAGAAGACCGAGGAGGTCACGCTTGTCAAGCCGACAGGGACGTCCGACCTTGAGGAGTCGCTGTACACGCTGGCCATCCAATGGACGCCTCTGCGCATCGTGCGCGCCGACTTTTCGGACGCGTACTTTGACCACGCGGCGGACGAGCACTCTCGGCTTTTTGACTACTATCACGACGGCAGCGAGGAGGACCAGCCGCTTGTGACGGACGTGTTCCGCATTCTGTTTCCCGACGGAATGCGCGCGACGCTCGTGGAGCGCCTGCACCCGGCCGTCAAGAAGCTGGCTGTTGACCTTTTCAAGTCGAACGGTCTTGAGCTGCGCTTTACGCGCTACGGCCCGTTCTGCGAGGATTGGGCTGTGCAGTTCCTCATTCTCGAGGGCAAACGCTCCCTAAAGCAGTGGCAGGAGTACTGGCGCAATCCGGACGCTGGGCGCGAGTCCTTTGACGTCGAGGTCGTTCCCACCACGGGCGACCCGGCCATGGGCGCGGCGGGCTACACGGAGGCCCGCGCGCGCTCCGGCACGGTCGCGGAGACGTCCATTGCCGCGCAGGAGGCCGCGGACATCAAGGCGGCCGCGGAGCGCGAGGCGGCCAAGAAGGTCAAGAACGAAGAGGCGGCGCGACTGCTTGCCCAGGTGAGGAAGAATAGCCGCGTCGAGTGGCAGGACCTCGCCGCCACCGGCCGCATTCCTAACTCCATCCCCGCAGCCACGGCAACTGCAAATGCTTCCCCAGCCGCCACGGCAACTGCAAGTGCAACCGACCCAACTGCCGCCACGGCAACTGCAAGTGCAACCGACCCAACCGCCCATGTGCCTGCCCCTCTGGTGCTGCCCTTGTCGCCGCTGAGGGTCGGCCCGGGGTGTGAGTGCGATAGCAACACCTACTGCGTCAAGTGCAGTAACGACTGACTGGACGAGATTGACCGGTTTGAGTGCGCGCTTTGCTAAAGGGGCAAAAAAAAAGACTTTGGTTGAAACCTCTACTTTCCATCCATCCCCTCCACCACCCGCGTGGCGTCACCGTCCTCCTCGGGAAGCTCGTCCTCCGTGTCGTCCAGGTAGGACGGCTGGTAGAAGCCCGCGCTCACGTAGGGCGCCGGGGCCACTGGGGCCACTGGGGCCACGGGCGGTGGCAGCGCCAGCACCGGCGGGTCCGGGGGCGCCGCGGAAGACTCGGCCTTCTTAGCCGCCTTGGCCTTGTTAGCCGCGTAGTCAGGCTCGGCATACGCGCCATTGTACCACCGCAGGTCATCGGCCTCGCGGCGGCGCTGCATCTCGGCGGCCTTGGCCTCCTCCGGTGTAGGCTGCTTGGTAGACTTGGTCTTGGGAAGGATGACCTTGGGGTCAGGGCGCGAGTAGCGGTAGTCTACCTTAAAGAATGTCTTGAGGGTCGCCTGCTTGGAGCCCTTGGGGCCCTTCTTTTTGTCGCTCTTCTTTTTGGCCCGAAGCTTGGCCAGGTCAACCTTCTTGGGTGTAAACTTGACTCGCACCATTTTAAAGCTAGGTCGAGAGTGTCTGCGAGGGGAAGCGATCGTACTTAAGGTTAAAATACTGAAGTAACTCGATCTCGCATGGGCAGATGTCAGATCACATAAGCTGACTCCATGCGGATCCGCTATAGATAGTCCGTGAAAATCATCGCTCGAACTCGGCACATTGTTTTTTAGCGCTCGGTCGCTAAAACCGGTATTTTTTATTTTAGCACGGGTATTTATAACTTTTCCGATCGTACTGCTTTTAGGTCGGGCGTAGTGTAGTCGGGAAACCGAATTACGCCTTGTGGATAGTACGCGCGTGTCCAGTGCTTTCCGTTCCTCTCGGTACATTCAGGGTCATTACACCATACTAGATCGTTCTAACATTGTTCTTGTATGACTCAGTCATTACTCCAAAGCTTAGACCCACCATCAATGTTCTTGTTTGACCCGTGTTGAGAGGTGGTCACGCCTTGTAAGGCTCCCGCGAGGGGGTTATCGTAAAGGGGGTTAGAACTCAACCATTAAAACCCAAGTCTAGCACATCTGGTGTGTGTCCTCGCCTGACCCCACGTCCATAAGACCTTGTCCCTGGTTAGACCCTGGTTTAAAAAAAGAAAACCGCACTTGGCGTGCTAGGAACTACCTGCAGGATGGCTCATATCACTTGAAGGCTCTGTGTCACAAGTGGTACTACTTCTGCGCTCAATGTCCAATGCAACCTAAGCGTCGGTTTAAGGCCCCTGCCAAAGGGAAAACCGGTAGACACCCTCCCTGGCTTTTTTTGCGCCTTTACCCTGACCCCTGGGGAAGGGGGGAGGGGCGTGACCACAAAGCGGGGTTGCGCACACGCGCTCAAAAGCGGCCGGCGAGGTCCGCTGCTCAACAATGAGGTGTTTTCGTGTTTTCGACGCGTTAGGTCGGACGCCCCCGGTTAGTGGTGGTCTCGTGAGTGATGGTCAATTTTCAACCGCCACCGGACCCACGCGCGTTACGCGGCGGGAGTTTCAAAGACAATGGAGTTAGAGGAGCGGGTGGCGCAGGTGCAGGCCGTGATGGGGCCGGCGCTGGACGCGCTGCGCAGGGCGGCGGCCGTGGCGCCCGCCAACGAAAAGCCCGCGTGGTGGGACGACCTCTTCGTGCGCGTGCCGCAGCCGAGCCGTTTTTTCCCGGAGCTTCTTTTTGCCATGCTCGCGCGCGAGCGCGGAGATCTCGGCGCGCGCCTCGAGGCCGCGATGGCCAGCGAGCGGCTCAAGATGGAGGGGTGCGTGGCGACCATTGGCGGGCTGCTTGCAGGCCTCGAGGGCTCGCCGGCGGTGGGCGTCTATGAGGCGGCGGCCGTTGAAAAGGAGGTGCTGCTCTTCGTGGACCGCTCCATTCTCTCGGACGAGTGCCTGCGGCTGGACGTGGCGCGGCACTGGACGGCCTTCTCGCTCGTGTCGCTCAGCAAGTGGGACCACGACTTTGGCCAGAGCGCGGGGGAACGCGGCGAGCGCGCGCGCCTCTTTCCGGCCATGTTGCAGCTGCTGAATGACATGCAGGCCCACGTGCGCTTCACGGCCGAGCAGCTCATCAAGGTATCGGGCACAATCCGCGGCTTCACAACCGGCCTCAATAACCACGCGAAGAACCTCTTTTACCTCAAGGCCGCGCTCCACCGCGTGCGCAGCGGCGTGCTGCCGTGCCGCGAGCACAAGGCCAAGGGCGAGAAGCGCCAGCGCGAGGCCGAGGCGATCGAGCGCGCCGCGCTCGCGCAGCAGCGCGTCGCGAAGCGCGTGGCCGAGCGCGCCGTGAGCGCCGACCAGAAGCGCGCGGCCGCCGAGCTCGCGCGGCTCTGCGCGAAGCAGGACCGCATCAACGCTAAGCTCGTGGCGCGCCAGCGGTCGCTGCTGCTCTCGCGGCAAACGGCCTTCCTGCGCATCTTCCGGCACCGGCGCATCCACCACATGCTCGGCGAGACGGGCCGCGAGCGGCTCGAGGTGGCGATGCGCGACGCGGCCAAGGTGCGTCTAGGGCGCCGCCGCCGCGACCGCAAGCGTGGCCGCAAGCAGAAGCGCCTCATGGACCAGATCGCCGAGGTGGCCGCGGCCGACATCGCGCAGCTGCAGCACCAAGGCGAGGAGGCGCTCGCGACTCTCACCAAGGCCGACGCGAGCCCGGAGCGCGAGGCGCGCATCTACGGCCTCCAGCGGCGCGTCGAGCTCATGGTCGCGTCGCGCCGCGAGGTGCTGCAGCTCGGGCTTGCGGCGGCCGCGAAGATTATCGAGGAGGAGAACGCGGCGACCGAGGCTACGCGGCTGGCCATGGACGCGCCCGCCGCGCGCTCGGACGACAACCACCTCCAGCTTCAGCTTTCAGCGGAGGCGCGGCGCCTGCACACGGAGGCCGCAGAGCTGCGGGCGCTGGCCGCGCGGAACAAGGAGGACCCCGCGGCGCAGGCGCGGCAGGCCGAGGTGCGCGAGGACTTTATCCTGAAGCTCGTGATTGAGCGCATCAGCGAGGCGCGCGAAACGCTCCGGGCGCTGCGCAACGAGGTCTGCCTTTCCTCCTTGGGCGTGCAGACGCCCGCGCGCCTCATGGAGTATGGGCAGCTTCACGCGCGCATCGCGTCCGCGAAGGAGTGCAACGCCGTCTCGACGGACGAGTTCCACGCGCGCCTCAATGAGGTGTTCGGCCCGCTGACGCGCGACGCTGCCGAGTGCGAGATCGCGGCGTGGCTCTCCGTCGCGGATGAGGACATTGAAGAGCTTTAACGCACGCGCACGCTGCCGCCGCCGCACGCCGCTACGCCGCTACGCCTAGTCAATGGTGGGGACGTACACGAGATTGCGCTTGACCGCCGCGGCCGAGAAAAGCTCGTTCATGTAGTCAAGTTCCGCGTCGATGTCCTCGTCGGACGTGGAGCGGCGCAGGATGGGCACGATGGCCTCGCAGAAGGCGTCAAAGAGCGCCTGCGACTGGATGTGCGGCGCGATGTCGTGCGCCACGTGCTCGATGAGCTCGCTCGGTGTGTAGTCGCGCGAGAGGGCGCTCACGCACTCGCTCAGGTAGGTGGCCACGAGCTGCTTCTGAAACTGCTCGTTGGTCATGAGCGTGGTGTTGAAGAGCGGCTCGGTGACCAGCAGCAGCGCGTGGATCCAGGGCTGCGGGTTGCCCGACTGCGCGTACTTGAGCTGCGCGAGGTGAAAAAAAAAGGGCATGGGCGGTAGCGTCTTGTGCCACGAGAGCGTGCGCAGCCAAAAAAAAGAGTCGCCGAGCTCGTCAAACACCGTGTTCTCAATCTCACCCGTGATGAAGGCCGCGGCCGTCATGACGTACGCCAGAATGAGCGGGCGGTAGTGGCCGTCGCCCGCGTAGGTGTTACGGTTGATCTCGGTCTCGACCGAGCTGGCCAGGCCGTCCGTGAGGCTTGAAAGGCCCGGGGTCGTCTTTAGGTTTGTGTAGGTCGCGGCCGCGTCGCCCGCCGTTGAGAGGATAAACTCGTCGGTCTCTTCGGGCGTGGCGGTATCACTCACGACCGGCTCGGCCTGGATGAAGGGAAACTCGGCCATCCCCGCACGATGCAAAGTGGAGTGACGCGTGGTTACGACCGAAGCAAAGAACGATGGATTTCCGTCTCTCCGGGTTGGCCGGGGACTGACTGGGTGGTCAAAGTAGGTTGGACCGTATTTTCAGTCGTTCTATCTATACCGGATCGGACGGTAGGTCGGTATGTGCGGCTTTAGTGTGAGTTTTCTAACCCGTACGTAATCTGCGCGACCGCTCCTCCCGCCCCAGTCGCAGAAATGCCTTCTGACCTCGATCTAAAGGCCGATCTCGAGCTAAAGGACCTCTTCTATGAGTGCGCGCTTCTGAGTTACACGTGCCCTCAGACGCCCTCACCGCGCGGCGGCACCTGGCCTCTCATGTGCCCCCAGCTTTGTAAGCTGATCCTTATCGAGCGAACCATCATCAAGAAGGTCGGAAGCTTCAACGAGTTCGCGCGCCTTCTCAAGATCTACTACAAGGAGTGGGGCTTCGGAGACGTGATTGCGGTTCGCTATTAAAAAAGAGTGCAAAAAGAATGGCGCTTCCCTCAGGCTGCCTTCCCTCGGGCTGCTTGAACCCGCGTTGGGCGCCGTCACACCACCTCTTTGCCTCGGCGGCCCACGCCTCAGCGCTTGAAGGGCTGAGCGCCACGGTCTACACGCACACCCTACCCCCGTGCCTTCCCTGGGGAGGGCACGCGGTCTACGAGTACCGCTCCAAGGCCGAGTGCCTCGCGGTCTTACACACCAACTCAGCGGCAGACTTCCTGATGCCGTCGGGAAGACTGATGACGGACAAATCTAAGGGCGAACTGCTCGACCAGATCTTCCGCGAGCGCCAGCGCGCTGACGCACTGGCCTTTGAGATGGGCAAGGAGAACAAGCCTTCAAGCGACCGCCTCAGCGCCGAGTTCGACCCCTTCAACCGCGCGAACTGGAAGTGGTTCCACGGCCCGCCTGAGCTGGACCCGATGCGCAAGGAGGCGGTCAAGCAGCAGCCCAAGAAGAAGCGGTCGCAGTTGATGGCGCTCGGGATGATTTAGAGTTTCAACTACCCAACCACCCCCCATTTTGCCACCAGCCCCGCCACAATGCTTGCCGCCGTTGAAAACCAACTAGAAGGCACGTTGACGCCCACGACGCCCTTCAGCCTTCAAGATGTCAACGTGGGTGCCGGGGTGTGTGGTGACGTCGGCAGATAGTAGCATCGCGGTCGCACCCGCGCCTGGTGGGGGTAGCAACCTTTCAGGTGTGAGTGGGAACATCCTTGACACGTCGCAGTACACGCTCCAGGGCGCACAGTTGGTTGGCACATATGCAAACTTTACAAGGACGAACCCTAGCCCTGCTAGCTTTACCTTGGTAAAAAACGCCTGCTACCAGATGACCGTTCCTTACTACCTTGGGCTTCCAAGTCTCCCGGGAACGGCTGCTAACGCGGCTGTCAACTTCCAAACGTTGATAAAGTTCGCAATTACTGGAAGCGGGACTGCGACCGCGTATCTACCCAATTGCGTGGTTGCACTCCCCAGTGTGCCCGGCTCCGGGCCCCAGTACCAGAACCTTGTCGGGGTTTATACTACCACGTTTATCGTAAACCCGACGTGGGGACCCGCTGTCAACAGCGCGGGATACAACCCCCTTGTCATTAATGGGTGCAGTCTAGGGTTTCAACTCAACCTGGCAGGCCCAGCCGACTATGGAACCGCGTGGACTCTAGGCATCGGGAGCAACGTCGGAACCGGCTATAACACTGGCCTGCAGGGCATCACGATCACTCGCGTAAAGTAGGTTGAATACAGTTACTCGCGCGCGCGCTTCGTGCCCCTGCCCTCCACCTCAAGGCCCAGATAGAGCTTCGCCATGTCGGCCGGCATCTTCTTGCCCTGCAGGTGCGCCTTGACCATCCCGACCTTGCTCTCCTCTCCACCGGCCGGCGGGCGCGTCAAGTAGGTCGTGGACAGCGCCGGAAAGCCGTCGTTCTTGCCGCGCAGAAAGTAGATGCTCTTGGGGCCGTGCCCGAGCATGTAGGCCTCGTTGAGGTACAGGATCTTGGAGAGCGTGCCGCGGCTGATTGCGCGGCGCGTGTAGAGCTCGTGCGCCTCGCGCATCTGCTTCTTACAGGCCGCGTCGTCGCCCACATGCGGCGGCCACTGTGCGAGAAACTCGGCGTCCACATAGCGCGGCCCGCGCGCATTGCCGTCCTCGCTGTCGCTTTCGGTCTTGGGGATGCCGCTTCCGTTCATGGAGTACCCTTCCACATGTGCGACGTAGTTGCCGTCTCGCCGAGCCACATTGTCCCTAACCCACGCACGAAGTTGTGCGCCAAGCCCCTTTGTTTTTGGTGTGCCCGTTGACGGTTTGAAGTCGGCATCGGTTGCGGGAATACGGGCAATATCCGCCCAATGCTGCCAGAATGATTGCTGCTGTTCGGGAGTGCCATACCTCACTCGCGGGCCCCCAAGATTTGACTGAACTCGTCCAGTCGAACGATTGGCATCTGTCAGGTCAATTGCGCGGGTAGATCGCCGTTCAGCCGCCGCTGCAGCCTCTGCTGCAGCTGGCGCGGGCGCGGGAGCTGGAGCGGGCGCGGGAGCTGGAGCGGGTGCTGGTGCGCGAGCCGGCGGCGCTGGAGCCGTTTCAAGTCCGAGTTGCGCCAGGTCGATTGTGTAGTCTGCGCGCGCTGCGCGTGGCGGGCCGTCCACCCTTGCACCAGGTCCACGCACAGGCGCGCGAGGCGGCGGCGGAGGCGGCGGAGGCGGCGGAGGCGGCGGAGGCGCCTCCCGCGGCGCTGCAGCCTGGGCCGCTGCCCGAGCCGCTTCCAGTTGACGCGCCTGTTGGTCCGCATGGGCGTCCAGTGCAGCTTGAAGGGCTGCCGAAGTTGCAGCGCTCGCCCCTGCAGCCGTTGATGCAAGTGCCGTCATGGCAGATGTCGCGCCATGTTGAATAGCCGCTCCCAAACCAGAACTATACACGCCCCCCGACGCGGCCCGCTGTTGCTGGCGCTGCGCCTCTGCTGCATGCTGACGCCCGCGCTCGGCCTGCGCTTGTTCGCGCTCCGCCTGCTCTCGCTGGCGCTGCGCCGCAGCAAGACTCGCCGCCGCCTGCTGCGCTCGTTCGCGCTCCGCCTGCTCTCGCTGGCGCTGTGCTTCCGCGAGGGCCGCTTCCGTTTGCCGCGCTACTTCAGCGCTGCGCTCGCTTGCGTCGCGCTCGGCAGATGTTACGGCCCTCCTCCGATTCCGCATCTCCTGCTCCCTGGCTCGCTCCTGTGCGAGAACGGCCTCGGCTGACATCTCTGGCTCCTCCGCTGCGGCCTGCGGGGCAGTAGCACCCTGCGTTCCCTGCGTCGATACAGCTGCAACCGGTTGAGCAGCTGGCGGCGCGGCGGCCGCTCGTGCCGGAGGGGGCGCCTGGGCTGCCGGCAACCGGGCGGCAACTGCTGTCAGCGACTGCGCCGGTGCGGCAGCGGCTGGCGCGGCGGCGGGTGCGCCCGTCTGGCGTGATTGCTGTGCCAGCTGCCCCGTTGTGAGCCCCGACCTGGATGCTTGGTCAAGAGCCCCGAACCGGCGCGCCAGATCGTCCGGAAGCCCACTCGGAACAGCCTCCTCGGGCGGCGGGGAAGCGCGCGGTGCACGCCCCCACGATGGCCACCACCCGCTGCGATCGGGCTGTGCGCTAGGAGCTGTTTCTTCAGATCCAGATCGCTCAGCCGCTTCAAGCTCTGCCGCAGTTGGAGCCATGCGCCGTTGGTATCTCCCACGCTCGGCTTCCCGATCGCGCGCAACAGCCTCCTCACGGGCATGTTCGGCTCGCTCGGCCTCAGCCTGCTGTTCGAGATCGTACCGCTCAGCCGCTTCGTTCTCAGCCGCGCTCAATCCTATGTCATCGCGGCGCCTTCCCAGTGCAGATCGCTCCATCGCCTGGGCAGACTCGGCTGTGGGTTCAGGAGCATCCGGGGCGCGCGCCGCGTCTGCCGCCTCCCACGCGCGCGACGCATGCTGTGCCATATCTTGAAAGGTTTGGTTCTGTCCGGTTGTGTACCCATATCTGGATGCTTGATCAATAGCCCCGAACCGGCGCGCCAATTCCGGATCTCCGGCCATGCCAAGCGCACCAGCTTCCGGCACAGCAGCGGGGACCCCAGCATCTGGCGCGGGTGCGGGCGCGGGAGCGGGGCGAAAAAGCGCGTCAGCCGCCTCGTTATTTGGCCCAACCGCAATAACTTGGGCCACAGCTCCGTAGCGCGCAAGCTCATCAACGAGGTTCCGCATCAGCCCAATAAAATGCGGCATATTGCGCGGCTCTGCGGCATTGGCATACGTCGCCTCGGCTGTGGCGAGAAGCTTTTGAAGACGCGCCTTGAGCGCATTCAGCTGGGCGTAACTCATGCCTTGGTGCAGCTTTTGAAGCTGGGCCGCAAAGTCCGTGCACAGCGCCTCGGCGGCTGCTAGCTGTGCGTCATCCTCGCCCGTGTCGCGGAAGCGGAAATTACACGGCGTCTCCAGCAAGTCCAGCATTGGGCCAAAGGTGCCAAGCGACAGCGAATCGTCGGAGCGCGTGTACGGAAACGGGTTGGGCCGCTCGGACGACCCGATACCGCCCGGTCCGCCTGGGCCGTTATAGCCGTCGAGGATGCGCGACTGGGCGGCGCGTGACGCGAGCTGCAGCTTCATGTAGTCCGACATCCAGTCCCGGTCCGCCCACGACGGAAGGCCCTCACCCTTGTGCCAGCCGCCCATTTCGACGTGCGCGCCGCCCGGCTCCATGAACACAACGTCGTCCGTGCCTGGCAGGTGGGCCGACGGGTACGGCCCGGTCTGTGTGCGCATCTCAGCCGGCATAACACGGAAGCGCGTCTCGGGGTACCACTTGGGCGGCCGCATGCCTGTTGAGGCGTTAAAGCGCGACAGCAGGGCGTACTCATGGTTGGCCGCGCGGTAATCCTGCTGCTCCTGTAGGGCCGCGCCATGGGCAAGGTACTGCTCGCGCTTATACTCGCGCCACGCGCGGCTGCCCATGGTAACGACGCGTTGAACCACGTTGAACCACGCAGAGCCAACTGCCCGCGCTGTTCCTAAAGGATGCCTCAACCCTACACCTAATCCGTTATTGCGAGAGCGCGTAAAGAAGGGATGCACCTAATAACCGTCTCCGTGCTCGTCCTCATCGCCCGACTCGCTGGGCAGGCTGCGCTTGAGCGAGTGCTCGCCGCGCGGCGCCACGGTCCCGCCGCTGCCCCCACCGCCCCCGCCCCCGCCTGCCGCCGCCGCCGCCGCCTCCTTGGCCAGACGCGCATCGCGCAGCGCGTGCGTCACGCGCGCGAGGCGCTTCATCTCGGCAATGGCGTGGTCCAGGATGTCCTCCGGCTCGGGCTCGGGCGCGCCGCCAAAGGCCGAGAGCGTCTTGAAGGCGGGCGCGCGGCTCAGCTCGAAAAGCTGCAGGCGGTCCTCGGTCCAGATGCCGTCCGGCGGCTTCGAGTTGCTGAAGAAAACGACGTGCACCATGTCGATCTTCTTCATGCCCGAGTGGTACTTGCCCGAGAAAATCTGCTTATTCTTGAAGCCCTCGGCCAGCTCGAAGCAGTCGCGGCACTCGGAGAGGCTCACCGGCCGCGCGAAGTCGAAGATGACGACCTTCTGGCCGTTATAGGCAAAGGCCATGTCGCTGACCTTGCCCTGCATCACGATTCCGTCGTGCTCGCAGCAGATGTTGGTCGAGAGCATCGACTTGCCCGTGCCGCCCGCGGGGTCCGCGACCCAGTGGATGTGGCGCGGGTGCGGGTCGCCCTTGAGGATGTCGAGGAAGGCCTCCTGCCACGGCCGCGGCTCAAAGTCGAGGTCGCGCGTCTTGGGCGCCAGCACCTCGGCGAGGCGCGCGATGCCGTTGAAGTTGCGCATGTAGAGGCCCGGGTCCTCCTTCGCGACGGCCTCCGGGCCGAAGCGCGGCCCGTGCTGCTTCAGCAGCTCCACGACGCGCTGCATCTTAGCCGAGTTGCCGCCCGGGTTCATCACGTCCATCCACTTGCCGCCCGGATTTCCCGCCTTGGGCCGCGCGCCGGAACCGAGGGACCACCGCACGTAGTCGCCGTGCGTGGTGGAGGGCGCCTCCGCGTAGCGCGCCACGAAGGGGTGGCCCTCGTCCTCCTCGAGGCTGAAGCGCCGCTCGGCGTTGGTGCACGCGGCCACGTGCACCTCGCGCTGGTCAATGGCGGTCGCCACGAAGTCGGCCTTGGGCAGCCACGCCTGCACGCGGAACTGCGTCTGCTGCTGCGCGAACTCAATGTAGCCGTTAAAGACGAGGCGGTTCGGGTGCGCGGAGGCGTCCAGCTGCCCGCGCCCAAAAACCGCGCCGAGCGCCGCCGGCGGCTCGGACACGACAAAGGCGTAGGCCGTCTCCTGGGCGCTCATGCCCGCGGGGATGTCCACCACATGCACGATGACGTACGCGCGGCTCTTGACGCTCGGCATTTTCAAATTTCGCGCCAACGGTCCCACCAACGGTCCCACCAACGGTCCCACGGACGAACTCACTAACGGACCGGAATGCAAACTCGGATCTTCGAGATCAACCTGACCGCCCTGAGACCTTCTTTTCGTCTCGACCTGCGCGGGGACGGGCGGGGTTTCCGGTTGGCTGCTAACGGTCCTCATTGGGCTCGCGGGCGGATGTGGACCGACGATCGCGTGACAGTTTCACGGGCGCTTCCCCTGCTTTCTCGCCCTATTCTCCGTGCTTTGCAGCGTCCATGGCGTCCCGCCCTGCAGAGGATGGGCCGGAGGAGGAGGGTGAGGCGCCCGAGCAGCCGCGCGCGCGCGACGATCGCCCCCGGCTCGTGGACGCTGACGAGGTGATCATGAACCTGCATCTGGCCTACTTTCGAACTGCCTTTGATTTGGGCCGAGCAACGGCGATGGCGGCGCGCGAGCGCGAGACACCAACTGCCTCGCCGCGCTGCAACTGCGAGATGCGGCGCGAGCGGAATCGCGAGGCGGCCCGCGCGTCCCGGAAGCGCGCGCGCGAAACGAAGAGGGAACCTGAAAAGGAGGGTTAAAAAAGACCTGCGTAAGGGTGGGTAAGGCTGCGTAACGACTAAGGGGGTAGAAGGAAGACGCGGTAGGATGACGGAAAGGCGACGGTAAAGACGAGGAAGCAAGGAATAGGTAAGTAAATTGACTCTCGTTTTACACCGTTTTCGTTTCGGTCGTCCCCATTTCACTACGCCCGGTGTCGCGTCACGCAACGCGTCACTTGATTTAATCCGATATAAATGCTCAGTATTCAAAAAGTTACTCGCCCGCAAGAGGCTGAGATTGATGATGCACCCATTAAGGACTTTAAGGTCGAAAAAGATAAGCTAAAGAAGTCCGGCTTTGACGAGTCAAAGCAGCCGATTGCCGTTCTGTATGGCGAGACGCCGCGCGACGGCATGTGCATCTGTTTGGACGCGACCCTCCCTGGCGACACGCCCACTGCGCCCTTGACTCTGGACGGCTCGAAGGAAAAGGTGGCCATTGAGCCCACGCATAACCCGATTGGTCGTGACGTGTTTGCCGTGGGTGGTAAGTCTGGCAGCGGCAAGAGCAACTTCGCCAAGAACTTCGCGACGCGCTACCACTCGCTCTGGCCCGAGCGCAAGATCATTCTGGTCAGTTACTTGAAGAAGGACCGCACGTTGGACGCCTTGCCGTTCATTACGCGGGTAAAGGGCGAGACCTTCTTGGGCGACGTGCCGTCGTTGCGCCGCTTCGATAAAACACTGCTTCTATTTGATGACATCGAGGCGTATGGAGCTGATGGCGCGAAGCCCGAGGAAAAGGAGATCCACAAGGCGATTATGCGCGTCATCAACATGATCGCAACCACCGGTCGCCATAACGCGAGCACGATTCTTTTTTTGACGCACGCGCTCACGGACTATAAGAAGACGCGTCTTTTTTTGGGCGAGTGCCACGGCTATGTGGTCTTTCCAAGCGGCGTGTGCCTCAAGCAGCTCAACAACCTGCTGGGTGGATATGCGGGCGCGGACAAGGAGGACATCATGAAGATCCGCTACGAGCTGCCCACGCGCTGGGTGGCGATGAAACCGAACTTCCCTCCCGTGGTGGTGCACGAGCGCGGCGCCTACATGCTGCGGACCTACGGAAAAAAAAGCCAGAAGCGCGGCAGGGAAGACCACGAGTCTCAAGAAGACGACGGGAAGCGGCAAAAAAAAGAGGAGGGATTCGGAAAGCCGCAGGAGGCTAAGCCTGAAGCAAGGGAAGAGGAAGGTGAAGAGAAGGAAGATTCGGAGAGCGAAAGCGAATCTGAGTCGAGTAGCTCGGATAGCAGTAGTTCGGACTCAGAGTCTTCGGTCTCGGATGAAGGGTGAACAGAAATCGATCCTTATTTCCGCGTGCGGAAGATCTAGCGTCTCGACTTTGCATCGGTGTTCCGTTTCTTACCAACGGTCATATTAAGTCACGGGAGGGTTCGTTCGAAAAGAGACAGATTTAAAGCTCTACGTACAGATCGTCAGCCCGTGTCCCGACCGAGTTTGCATCGTTCCCAGTCTACCCCTCGACTCACGTACTGCAACGTCAAGTGCAACTTCAAGTCAAGATGGCCGCCCCCTCCTCCCTCGAGTCGGGCGACATGCCGGAGGACGGCGACTGGAGCGGCATGCTGAGCTTCTCGGAGCCGCGCCCCGGCGACAAGGCCGGCCTCATTGACAACGGCTTCTACCGCCGCGCGGGCTTCAGCATCATCAAGAAGGGCGGCCCGCCGCTGAGCGCGCTGCCCGTCATGCCGCTCGTCAAGTGCACGACCATGCAGGCGCTCGAGGAGCAGGCGCGCGGCCAGTTCAGCATGGCCTTCTCCATGACGCCGGAGCTGCACAAGATGCTGGCGGGCATTGACACGATGCTCGACCGTTGGCTGGTTCAGCCCGCCATCGCCAAGGCGCTCATGGCGCCCAGCGCGGCGGCGCAGGTGGTGGCAGACCACGGCGCGCTGCGCATGATGCGCCAGTCGCCGCTCGCGGCCTTCAACCCGGACGGCACGCCCGCGCTCGAGAAGAAGCTGCGCTTCCGCGTGCACGGCTGGAAGGAGTTCGTCGACCCCGTCACGCCCTTCGACGTGCGCCAGCGCGCCGACGGCGAGGAGTACGTGCGCTCCATCAACTGGCGCCGCCGCACGGTTCCCCTCGACTTCAACCACACCAAGTTCAGCATCTTCCGCGGCTACGGGCCGGACGGATCGATCCGCGCGCAGTCGACGCTCGACATCCCCAAGAGCGAGTGGACCGAGGGCGGCCCGCGAGTCGAGAACGTCGGCCCCAAGCACTTCACTGGCGGCCTGGTGCGCGCCGCCGCCTTCAAGATTTCGCACTGGTCGAGCGTCAACAAGGCCAACTTCTTCATCACGCTCTCGCTCGTAAGCGTCGTCTTCGAGAACCAGGAGTCGGTGGCGCTGCTGCCCAAGGGCGTCGTCGAGTGGCGCGAGGAGGACGACTCGGAGACCAAGGACGTCAAGCGCGCGCGCGGCGGCGGCTTCTCGGCCGTCTCGATTCAGACGCCGGCGGACACGGACGCGGCCATCACGGACTTTCTGCTGGTCGACGACGCGGAGGAGGGTGGCGCGTCGGCCTCGGCCTCTTCAAGCTCCTCGTCCTCCTCGTCAAGCTCCTCGTCAAGCGGCGGCGGCGGCGGCGGCGGCGGCGGCGGCGGCGGCGATGACGGCAGCGCACCGGCGTTTCGCCGCTCCTTCAAGGGCCCGGGCCGCGCCACGCTGGACTGAACTCGTATAGACACTGAGACCCTTTTGAACCCATTGAAATTGAACACTCTATAGCTTAGATAACACCTCTTGCTCCTGCTTGGTGGCTTCGGCCCGAAGGCTTTGGGCCGTTGGGTGCCGTAGAACGTGGAGTAGGTGTTGATGCTCGGAAAGATATTCCGGCGCCGGCATGCTCACGCGCTTCAAGAGACCCCCACTCAGATCTCGGTCGCCTCCCTGTAACGCCTCCAGATCAAGCAGCTTTCCACGACCGTGCAGACCCCGTGGCCGAACCTCCGCGTAATGCGCCCTTGCCTCGGGTTCGCGAGCCCGGCGGTGCGGCATCTCACGACGCGGCGGATGGCCGTGATCCTCCTCCTCGTCGTCCTCGTCATCGCTCTCGTGCCAGTGATGGTGGTGATCCGCGTCAGGCCCGAAGTGCGCCCTGATGTGATTCGAAATCTCGCCGTGCCCGTCTTCTTCCTGGCGCTCGAAATCGTATGCGACTGGCCGGTTCATGGTGCTGTGGGCGACCAGCGGGTGTGACGGGTAGTGGTAGGGGTCGGCGTCGCCCTCGTGCTTCATCTTGACCTCGGCCATCATCCGCTGAATGAAGCCCGAGTTGCGGTTTCCGCCCTTGAGCTTGCCTCCACCCTCCTCCTCCTCGCTGCTGAGCTCACCCTCTCGTTCCGGGTCGCGGTGACTCAGACGCTGGTGCATGGGCTGTAGAGTCCTTCCCTCCTCCTCCCAATTCACATGCTCCCCAGTGGGCATAAACCCCATCTTGGTCCAGTACCCCTCAGCGGACTCAAGTGCGTCCAAGGTAACGTGACGGACCCCTTGCTCCAGGAGCGTCTCAAGCAGGTCGTCCCATATCTGTCGCCCCAGTCCCGATTGCTGAAGGCCCTTGACATCAATGCCGAGCCAGTGAACATTCGCATGCCGCGTCTTTTCCTGTCCTGGACTGACTTCCCAACAGACCTTAGCAATGACCTTGGACGCGTCCGAGTTCAGCGTGTAATCCCGCTCGTACTGATCGCGTCCTGAATGCGCAGTATATTCTACATCTAGGCGGTCCGTGTACCGTACTGGGTGCTTGGCTCCGCCGCGCATCCAAGAAAAGCCCGGTCCCAAATGCTGCAGGGCGCCGCGATAGACCCCACCAAGGCCGCGGCTGTCCGCAAAGCGCTGGACACGCTCCGCGACGGTTGCGGCAGCAGCAGGCGCTTGCGCGGGCCTTGCGGTGGCCGGAGTTTCATGGATATGTTCTAAGCCGTGGGCCTCGAGGCCTAAAGGAACATCCGACGTGCTGACCTCGGTGTTCTGGGCGTACTGGCCCATGACACGGTAGAGCGGATCGTTCTCGTTATAACGCCGCACGGCAAGGCTGGGCTGATCAAAATGCTTGCGCTGGATGGCCGAGTTATAGGTCCGCGCGCCCTTGAACCAGCCGTAGGTTGCGAGCTCGTCTAGAATCGCGCCACCCAGTGAGTGACCCGTGCCATAGAAAGAATACTCTGGCGAAGGATACTGGGCGCGGAGCTGTTGGACGGTGGCCATGTCGTGCATGAAGCGCGGCGTGGTCTCAAGTCTGTTGAGCGGGATCTGGCTGTCCGCGTACAGATCCTGGCGGTCCGTCGGTTTGGTTCCTCTGAACGCAACGAGGACGCTCGTGCCGCGCTGCCACGCCTTGACGGTGGGCGTGGAAGTAACGAGCTGGAAATCCTTGATGCTCTGGGGAGGCTTGGGTAGATACGCTGCCTGTGCGGCCTGCTTGTAGTCATCGGGACTGGGCGCCTCAGTGGGCTCGGGCATTTCCGGGTCGTCTAGCCCACTTCCCACCTTACGATGGTGGCGTAAGGCGGATTCCTTGACCTTATTGTAGTGGTATGGGTCCGACGCTATTTTTTCCTTCCGCAGATATTCCCGTGCCTTGGCGCGCGCCAGAGCGAGCTGCTGTGCGCGATACGCGTGCAGATCGACATGGATGACTCCTCCCTTTCCCTCGCCCCGCTTGCGCTTAGACCTTCGCGCGGGTGGTGGCGGTGGCGGTGGCGGCGGCGCGGCTGCCCTGCGCACGGGTCGCTTGGGTGCAGGCGCCGGTTCCACGGCCGCCGCGGGTGGCGGGGGCGGTCTAGCCGCCGGTTCCACGGCCGCCGCGGGTGGCGGGGGCGGTCTAGCCGCCGGATACCTGGGTGCCGGCTCCTGCATTTCCCGTAGCGCCTCGTGCGACAATGGTGGCAGCGGTGGCTTTGCCGCAGGTTTCGCCTTGGGTTCGTGTAGTCGCACCATAACGGGTGATTCCCGGGAAAAATAGGGCACCTCCCGGAAAAAACCACGCATGGCCTGTTCCTCGGCATGTGCAGCAGAATTCCTGGCATGTGCAGCAGAATCCCTAAGGCTGCCTTCAGAGATGGTTTGCAGGTGCCGTTTAAGCGCCGCCATTTCCCGCTTCATCCGTTCGTTTTCAGCTTCCAGGCTTTCGTGCTGTTTGCCCTTGACTTGTTCGGCCCATTCGCGCACCGGTCGCTCGAAGAGCTCCCTGTCTTGGTACTCTCGAAGGCGTTCTTGCTGTTCGCGGTACCGCTTTTCTTTCTCCTCAAACCCTCGTTGCTGTGCGGCCAACTGTTCCCATTTCGACATGATCTGCGCCTTCTCTTCAGCCTCGTGCGCCTTCTCCTGGCGCCACGCTTCCCGCTCAGCTTCCCGCTCTTCCCGCTCACGCTGTAGCTTCATTAGCGACCGCTCGAGCCTCGCTTCCAGTTTGGCTCGCATTGCCAGATGGGAGTCCGTTGCGGCCCGGATGACTCGCTCAACGTGGTCTGCCGGTATAACCCCCGGGGGCGGAGGCGCGGCGGCAGGCGGCGCGGCGGCCGGTGGTGCTGCCGGCGCCGGCTCGGGCTCCACTTCCTCGTGGCCGGCGTAATGCCCTTCGTCTGGATCGGATACGGGCAGGCGCCCACCCGGCGGACCATCCTTTGACCCGCCACGGGGCTTACCTCGTCCTTGCGCCGCGCCGCGTGCCGCCTCCTCGCGCGCAATGCGTGCCTCTGCAGCGGCCTGAAGTTCCTCTTCCTCCTCCTCTAGCGCTTGAAAGGTGGCCTTGAGAAACTCATCCTCTTGCTGATAGTAGTTGCGCAACTTGGCCAGCTCTTTGTTATGGTCGACGCGACCTAGCTCCATCGCAAAGAGGTCGTCTAGGCTTTTGCTGTACTCTGCGGCCAACGCTTCCATGGCACTCTCCACCTCTTCCAGGTTTCTAAACGGTCGTTTTCCTCCCTCAAGCATGGCCTCGCGGTAGGCATGGTGGCGGATATCACAGTCGCGTTTACCATCTCCCGTCATGGCATCGTGGTTCGCGGCGCGCTCGTTATATTCGGCCACCACATACGAATGATATGCCGCTTTTACTGCTTCTATTTCCGACCCACTAGTGCGCACTATGTGATCAGTCGATGCCTGAGCGTCATGGTTCTGAAACCCCGTAAAGATGAGTCTTAGTTCGTTGTTTATATTCCAGTCCGACTCAGCAGCATGCTTTTCAGCACCGCCTGGATCGTCGAATGCCTCGTAATAATCCTGAACCTCAACAATAACATCAAATGGATTCTCCTTCAGGGCGTCTAAATCACGCCTGATCTTCTGACTGGCCAGCGCCCCAACGAACTTATCACTCAGCGCCTGGATTCTTTCTCGTAACTGTGCCAAACGCGTCACACGTTCAGCGCTGGCGGTAGCTAGTCTCTGTTGCCTCTGAACAATATCGGGTGCGCCACCCGGGGCCCTCGACATGGTATTCGTGTCTACACATAGGTTGACCCGGCACGATGACGCACTACAAATCCAGGACACGCGAGCCCCTTTCCTGCTTATTTTATACTCAAATACCCCTCCGCCCGACTCCCGTCGTTTGCCCGCGCATTCTCATTCTCGCGATGCGCCATATATACCAGCCGCCAGGCT